CCACAGGAATAGGGTAGCAATCGTGGGCAAGGTCGATTTAATACTAGACTTTGGACGCGGCAATCCTCAAATCCCGTGTGAGCTAAAAGACTTTCACAGCAACCTTACCGACAGGATATTCGATTTCAACGATGTTCTTCAGGGCAAGTGGACGCAAAAAGCCGCGCGGCAGCTTCTCTGTTATTTATACGGCTCCGGGGAGCCCCTGGGCATTCTTGTTTTCACCCGGCCGGGCTTGCCAAAGCTTGTGCCGGTATGGTTCGAGGACCACTTTGATCTTGTGGAAGAATTTTTAAACAAGGCTCAAAATGCGCTCGATCACAAAGAAGCAGGCACGCTACCGGGATACATCGAAGATTTGTCGGAATGCAAGCGATGTAATTTCTACGGTCTCGCATGCCAGCCGCCGATCGCAAGCGGCGAGGGCACAAAGATCATTACGGATCCGGAGACGATCGAGGCTATTCGGCGCCGCGAAGAACTTGAGCCGATGGCCGATGAATACAAAGCTATCGACAGCGACCTGAAAGAGAAGCTTCGCGGGATCGAAACGGCTCTCGCCGGCGATTACATGATCCAGGGAGCCTGGCAACCGAATACTACCTATCCAGTGCCCAAGGAAATAAAACAGCAGTACAAAAAGGTGGATCCCAGGGGTAAGTTTCTGATCAAATTCATTAATTTGTCTAGTAGGCCAGACATTCAGGAATAGCTTCCCGTGGGAGCCCGGGAAGCTTAGGGAGAGGGCTTCCGCCTTTGCTGAGCCCTCTCCTGGCAAAAAAGGAGGGATAAAATGACGTCATGGATGGGCCTTGATCCAGGTAGCAGTTCCGGTGGAATCGCCGTTGTGGGCCCGATAGTTGAAGCCCACCCTCTACCAGACACGGAACGGGATATATACGAGATGCTTTGTGGTCTTCGTGATCGCCATGAGGTAGTTTTCGCCTGCATCGAAAATGTTCACAGCATGCCCAAACAGGGTGTGTCATCCAGTTTTAAATTCGGAAAGTCTTATGGATTTCTCCGGGGGATCCTGATTGCTTCCCAAATTCCCTTTGAGCAAATAAGCCCGCAGGAGTGGCAAAAACTCATGTCTTGCAGAACCCACGGAGACAAGAATGTTTCGAAAGCGCGGGCCCAGCAACTCTATCCAAATATGAAAATCACTCACAGAACGGCGGACGCGCTTCTAATAGCATGCTCCGCCAGGATCCTTTGGCTGAATCTATATCCGCAACAACGAATAAACCCGGCGCCGATGCCCGCAGAACCTCGGCAAGCGCCGATTCAATGGGAAGATCAAAATGAGCTTTCGAATAGAAGTGCAGCCCGACCTGAAAATTGAAATCATGCGCTCCGATGTCGATGGAGTGCATTTTGACTACTTCGATGATCCCGAAACCGCGATCACTATTATCAAAAGCATGCTGCGGCGGGATATTGTATTTGCCAAACAAGAGAGCTTTGAGTCTCGTATCACAAAAGCAATTCAACGAGAAATCGATAACTTTGAAAGGAAACGCAATCACTATGTCAATCAAAAGGAAAAAGCAAGATAACTTGCCTGGGATCCAGGACAACAAAATCGAGCAGCTTCACGCCGCAGCCCTGGAGTACGTGGCGGTTCGCGACGAGCGAATGGAGTGGACAAAAAAAGAAGTTCCGCTCAAAGAAAAAGTATTGAAGCTAATGATTAAACACGCTAAAGACAAATATATCTGCGAGGGCGTCGAAATCTACCGCGAATTCCCCGAAGAGACTGTAAAGGTCCGGGTACAAAAAGCTAAAGAAACTTAAATCAACTTGGAGATGATCATGGGCGACTTTGTTGCTAAGATGGTCTCGGGGATTATTTTGTTTGTTTTCTGGCTCGCCGCGCTGCTGGAGGGGAAGAAATGAGCCGAAACCTAGTAGTGTGGGGCGGATATTTAATGACAGATTACGGCCAACGTAGAGTAATAGTTGCGACCTTCACGAAATCCAAGGCGCGTCGCCTACTCAACCTTTCCTATAGCAATTTTGAGAATTATTGGTGTGAAATCGGCAATGTTCTCGAAGTCGCAATAGCGGCGAGACAACCAGAAGTTTTATTTATACAAAAAGATCCCCATGTAAAATACTTTGAAAGATTGTAATGAAAATGACCACAAAATGCCCAAAATGCGGCGATACCAAGCTTGTGTGGAAAAAAGACTCCGCCAATTATTGCCCCGCTTGTATGACTTACTGGACCGACTGGCAGCAAGCCAAAATTGAGGAATTAGAAGCTGAATTGATTGCCGCCCAAAAGCGGGAAATGAGGGATATTGCTGAGATTGACCGCCTGCGCGTCCTACTCAAAGAGATCGAGGAGCATCCGCATTGTAATTCCGGTGTTAAGTGTGAATTTCTTGGAGAAATGTTTGATGATCTTCCAACCTATAAACCCGCATATGAGGCAGGCGCGAATCGTGGTCATCGTTGTGCCGCTGCAATCGCGGCGAGGGCGCGAAAGGAGGAAAATGCCGTTTCCAAAGAACGATAAAGAACTAATCGATCAGGGATACCGCCTGGAGGCTCGAATTCACTGCCGGGGATGCGGCGCCTTGATCGAGTTTTGGCTTACGCCGGCCGGCAAGCACATGCCGCTGGATCCCGGAAGCCTTAAACCTCATTGGGGGACCTGTCCTAAAGCGAACGAATTCAGAAAGCGCAAGTAGGTTTTCGCCTATGAATTTGGCTTATGAATTGGAATTAGAAAAAGAAAATAAATAAATGCCCAAACTTCCCTGGATGCAGTTTAATACAGGAGACTGGTTAAAAGATCCAAAGCTCTCTATGTGCGACCCTGCTACCCGTGGAATCTGGATTGACGCGATAGCCGCCATGCACGAAGAAGGCCGTTACGGTTCACTCTCAGGAACTCCTGATCAATTGATCCGAGTCCTGCGCTGCACCGTACCCGCCCTCATGTCCGCTATCATGGACCTCCAATCCACCGGAGCGGCTGATGTTGAGCAGCGCAACGGGGTTATAACGCTCAATAATCGCAGGATGCAAAGGGAAGCTAAAGAGAGAGAAATGAGCAGGATACGCCAAGATAGATTTCGCTTTAAATCTGACAATAACGATAATCCAACGCAAATGTCACAACCCACAGGTATATATATCTCTAATAATAATTCTTTTTCTTTAAAGAAAAGGGAGTCTAAGGGGAAGGGAAAACTTGTGGAGCGTTTTGGTGTATTCTGGTCAATATACCCACGAAAAGAAGCAAAGCAGAGCGCCTGGATAGCATTTCAGAAGCTCAACCCGGATGACGAGCTTATGTCCGTAATGATACCGTGGATCGGACTGGCATGCGACTCTGAACAATGGCAAGATAAATCAAAAATACCCCATCCTGCAACATGGCTTAATCAAAGAAGATGGGAAGGGGATCCGCCGCCAAAATCTAAGGTAATTAAAAAATTTGATACGGTAGGATCCTCTACGGAAGAATCCGAAGGGGGCCCAGATTCGTGGAGCCCGGAACTTTGGGAAGCTTTCGAAAAGATTAACGGAAAGGAAGCGACGGAAAAACTCAGAAAAGAGATTCGCGGGCGGAGTCCTGCATAGTCCAATTGGGGATTGCAGCCAGGATCCTGGCTCCGATCCCGGGAAAGGCAATGGTAATGTATGCCTTGCCCTGAGATCGTGCCTCTGCGTTGAAATAAACGCAAATTGAGTTACGGACGTACTATTGGACGGTTTGAGCCAGGGCCCCGGATGATTATCGGCCTTGTTTGCGTTGTTTTGATGGCCGGCGCCTGGAAGTTAATCTCTTGCCGAACATTGTACGGCAATCCATTGAAGCAAGACATAATCAAGTAGAGCAGAGCAGAATAAAGCATTTAAGTTTCCTTTCCTTGAAAAGTTTTAAATCCAAAAACACTTACCGCGGCCGCATGAGCTGTCGTCGATAAGGTAGTGGTTTACAATTCGGCCGTTTTCGTACACGGTCCTGCAGGCGATTATCCGGATCCGGTTTTCCTGGATCTTCCGCGCGCGTTCCAAGGCGTCGATTGTCCGTGCTTCTCGCTCTTTGTCGGTCATATTCTATTCCTAAAATAGCTTCTTTTCAGCGAATAAAGGCAATTCTCGGGCTTCGCGATGCTTGCGCTTGAGCCCAAGCAGATCGCGCTTTGATTGGCTGCACTCGGAGGCGAGTATTACTTTGCTGATTACTTCGTCTTCCCAATCCGAGTAATTTTTGTTTTGAGCGGAGACCATTTCTTCGGTCAATTCTTCAATCGTTTTCATTCGTCCTCCAGCTCACCATCGATATAATCTATACAGATTTCAACGAAAACCTCGAAGTCCTCGCCGACGCCGTTTTCTATGATTTCATCGAAGCCATCGACATCGAAACCAAGCGCGGATTCAAGCTCTGAGAGTTTATCCCAATATTCATTTCGGAGCTCGTATGCTTCGACTGCCAATCCCATGATTAAAGACTTTTCGTCCGCACTATACTTTTTCATATTCGCTTTATTCGGCATGGTTTCCCCTTTTTAAAAAGGCACATCATTGATTGGGATCCGATAAGGAACAAAGTTACGCCCTACCTGGACGAAACCGATTTTATAGTTACCTGCAAGGCGGTCTCTTTCGGCTTTCACTGCCTCTAATTCCGCCAGGAGCAGATCATAGGCGCCCACTTCGGTCTCCGACAGGCTCATTTTGATCGGATCTTTGAGATAGGCGAGCAGATCGGACTCGGAGTCAATGCCAAAAGTTTTTAGTTGGCTTGCGATTTCGTCGGGCCCCTGGGAAGAGCTCTTCCGGAATATCTGAAGTCTTAGGCTTAAGGGAAGCTCTCTCCACTCGGTCTCGGTGCCGCACTTCTTAAGCTTGCCCGGATTAATTCCACCTAAGTCCTGAATAGCCTGGATAATCGTGTATTGGTTCGACATGAGTCCCCTTGCGCTTCACTATGTCAAATTTTACATATGTCTCAATTGAATTCTTTTTCATAGCATTTTCCTTTATTTATCAGTACTTACCGCGTAGGCCCTCAAGTATTACTTGAGGGATAACCTGGCAGGTATGATGCAGAAATTGATGCAGATATTAGGAGTGCTATACTTCAATATCCCACACGATAGAGTTATTCCGGATTTGCCCTAATCGGGCTCCATACTTATGCCACCATCGACAATATGCTCTCGGCGAGATATCGTCTAATAGTCCTGGATCAGTAGGCTTTTCCTTGCCATACCCTATTGCTTGCATCGCAATTAAGGTGCCGAATTGATTTCCCCGCATCGCCGAAGCCATAATAGGGTCCACTTCCGGGCATCGCTTTATCTCTAAGTCATCGACGATAGAGACGGAGCACATGGGAGACTTCCAGGACAATCCAGGATTCTCTTCTAAGACTGCGCGCTTATCGATTACCAGAGCTCCTTCGAGCTCATAGTCGGCATAATGCCCGCTTGCGAGCTCTTTTTCGAATCTCTCTGGATTGTCATATCCAGAAAGACTGCCTTGCCCATAGTTTAAGGTGCCTTCCATGTATGGCGCCAATTCGATGCAATGTCCTGCCAATCCAAAGAAAACAAGCTTTCCAATTGCTTTTTGTCTCATAATTCCGTTTCCCTCTCTTTCGTTCGATTTCGCTTGCATGCCAGCTATACATGCAAACTACATGCCAATTCGAAAAACAAGCGAAAATAGCTTGCAAGTACTATAAAACGCAATGCTTTGCAGAGAAAAAAACAATCGACGTGAAAATAAGGTGAATGTGCTGGTTTTCAGCATTGAAGATTAGGTGAAAATAGCGAATTTCGACGCTAAACTATTGAAAACAAAGCGCGCGGTTTTCAGCACTCGAAATGCTGATTTTCAGCACTTTGCATGGATTACTTCAGGGAAAGCTTTGAGTTATACCTCGTAACATAGCCTGGATAAAGACAATATTGGATTCAAGAGAATGAATGATGTCCTGGATTGCAGTCATTGGAGCTCGAAGTCGGGAAACGGCGCGCAAGCAATCGACGGCGACTCCTGGATGCAGGAGCCCGGATTGTTCAATGAGTTAGTTTACATAATCACGATTTATCGGAAGTAAGCTTTGTTGAAAACAATAGACTTACGAGCTCCTGGATAATTATCAGGAGGCGAACCACAAGATGTAGGGGTTCGATAAAATCGAAGATCAGGAACCACTATTACCGAGACCCAGGGGAGGGCGTGGACCAGGCGCCTTGCGAAATGGTGACGGATGAGCATGAGATATTTGTCAATTTTTTAAAAGCTTCTAATGGCCATCGGTACGTATCTGGTGAGTGGGTCGTCGAGGCGTTTCACGCTTTCAGCGTTTCACTGTCTCCTATTATTTGGCTTCCGCCCTGGATCGGTTCCCGCTCGTATATCATGGAAGCGTAAAAGCTGTCAACGAAATTATTTTGATTGCTTTATGCGGTAAAGTTATTGTAAAAGGAAAGCCTTATGCCTAGAAAATGGAGAACGATCGATCCTGGGGAAGTGGAGAGGCTTCGCAGCGCGGGATTAAACGGTGCTGAGATTGCTAAAAGCTTTGGAGTAACGGAGGGAGCGATAAGTAAAGTCTTAAAGAAACTTAATCTCGCCGTTAAGCAACATCCTATATTACAGGACACGACATCGATAATGGAAGCGCGTTTAGACATGGCGGGGCAGTTGATGAAGATCAACAACACCGCGAACGAGCTTCTTGACCTTGTGATGAGCTGGGCGCGCGGGGATAAGGTAGCGTTGCAAGTTCTTGAATCGCGGATAGCGGACAAGAAAGTGCGTGTTGGGGATAAGATCGCCTGGGTGAAGGAATTCAAGATGAAGGATCCCCGGGAGATCGCGTTGCGCGCGATGGCGGAAATACGCGGGCAGATACACTTACAGATGGAGATCGTGCAAGGGATAGCGGACATGGAAGAGATGGCCGCGTTTCAGAAGGAGGTGTTGGATGCAATCGGGAGCGTCTCGCCAGAAATCCGAAAGCAAATCATCGAGCGTCTCAAAGAAAGACGTTTTCTACGATCAACTCTTGGACAATCTCGCGCTAGAGTTCTCCGAAGCGGAGAACCGGATGCCGATCGAGAAGTGGGCGCTGACGGTGAATCTGACGGTGGGAAGGTTCAGCTTCAGCAACCACGAATTCCAGAAGGGGATCCTGATGGACCGCTCCCAGAGGAAAGTGTTTAAGAAAGGATCCCAACTTGGAATATCCGAGACTCAAATACTTGTCACCATATACGGACTTCTGCATGGATTGTACCCTCAAGGCGCTTTGTATCTTTTCCCAAGCGAAAAGGATGTTTACGACTTTTCCCGAGCCCGATTCAATCCGCTGCTTGTGGAAAACCCCTCAATTGGAAAGGAAGTGCAGCAAACCGAAAGTGTCACGCTCAAGAAGGTAAGGAAAAGCATGCTTTACCTGCGCGGCGCCCGCGCGACTTCCGCGATCGAGGGGATGAAGAAGATGGCCACCCAATTATTGTCGATCCCGGTCGATCGCGTGTGCTTTGACGAGCGCGATTCGATGAGCGACGACATGGTGGAGCTCGCGCTCACCCGGTTGGGACATTCGAGCGTGAAAGAGGAAGTGTATCTCGGAACCCCTTCACTGCCCGATTATGGCGTGTCGAAACTTTATGATGAGAGCGATCAGCGGGTATGGGAGATCAAGTGTGCCGCTTGCAGCGCCGGCACCGTGCTCGAACTGGAGTTTCCCGCCTGCATAATCGAAAACGGGCCCGGACACTGGATCCGAGCCTGTAAGAAGTGCTCCCGCGAAATCTTTCCCAAAGACGGCCGCTGGGTGACGCGCTTCCCACAGAGATCCGAAGACATGGCCGGCTACTGGATTTCCCGCCTGAATTCGAGCTTCGCCGATCTGAAAGGTATCGCCGAGAAATACCTGAATCCCCAAACGCGCAATAAGCAGGAATTCTACAATTCCACCCTGGCGATGGGCTACGTCGAATCGGAGAACAGGCTGTCGATGGCCGGCGTGTACGAGTGCTGCGGACAGGATGCGATGCTTATGCGGCATGAGGGCCCGTGCGCGATGGGCGTCGATGTCGGCCGGGAGCTCCATGTCGTCATTGGCTTCAAGCCCAGCGACAAGCAATTGCGGATCTGCCATACGACCCGAGTTACGTCTTTCAACGATCTGCATGACCTGGCCGGCCGCTTCAACGTGAAATGCTGCGTGCTGGACCTGGAGCCCGAAATGCGTAAAGTGCGCGAATTCGCCGCAGCAGAGCATTTCATGGTCTTTGGCGCCGATTACCAGGATTCCACTGTCGGCACTGTTTGGGATGAATTTAAGAAGGTGGTCCGCATCAATCGCACCGAAGCCTGCGATGCTTCCCACGATCTCGTTACAGGAGGGCTGCTGTCGATTCCGCGCAAGAATGAGGAGATCGAGACGTTCGCGCGCCAGGTCACGAATACCGCTAAAGTGCTTCAGGAGGACCCGATCAATGGATCTAGAACTTACGTCTACAGGAAATTGGGGCCCGACCATTACCGGCATGCGTTGAATTACTTCAATCTCGCCGCCGGCAGAATCGGCGTCTACGAAGCGAATAGCCCGGAAGCCCGGCTAAGGAAAATGCTTCAGAGCCAGCAGGAAGACTACAATCCGCTGACCTTCGGGCTTCCGATTCAACACATTTGATGCTGTTATTTCCACCAACTTTTAAGCTTTTCCGTTTTGGACCGGGATCGATTTATAATGTCCACGGCTGCGGCCGCAATGCATTGAATTTTTTGACTGCCGGTTTTCTGGCGATAGACTCCGGCAGCTCCAAGCAATCCATTGACGCCGCCGTGAACACTGGACAGAGCTGAAATCGCCTCTTGTGCGTTGAGAACGCCGTTGTAGCGCCTGCAAAGCAAAGCGATCCCTTCGATAACTTCGCCTTTTAAGGCCGCATCCCCATAGGAATCCCGGGTAATTTGCAGCGCTGCGCGCAATATGTCCGCTCCGTCTCTTTCATAGATTCGAACCAATACCGCTGCTGCGCCGACGGCTCCTGGACGATCGTCCAGTGAAATGATCAACTGCTCCTCTTTTACAATTCGGGCTATAGCTGTTTCGGCTTCATGCTCGGCTGTGAGAGCTATTTTAAATTTTTCAAAAGCATCGATTTTCTTTTGACTTCCAAGACCCAGGAATCTATCCGCCTCTTCTTTTTCACTGAGACCCGTTGAAACCCAACAATCAAGATGCTCATCCTCCCAATGGCCTTCTCCTCCAAGCCATTTTTTTAAACCAGCAATTCTATTCTGACCGTCCATGATAAAAAAGTAGCCGTCGCGATAACTCAACTCTGGAGTTCCGAACTTGTCTAAATCCATATTCGCGGCAATATAAGACGCCCATTGGGGCTTAGATTTTCTTTGGGCAACGGGAGAAACTTTCATCAGGCTTAATTTGACCGATTTCAACTCCCGATTAGGACGTTCGATTTTACTGTTGTATTTGCTTACCGTTTTACTAGTCATAGGTTTTTCCTTTTCTTTAGAGTTTTTAAAAGCTTATTCAATACCGAAAGAGATTCAGAAAGAGACTCGATCCAGTAATCGATCTTTGATGCATCCAATTTGTCCAAGCGGTTATAAATCAGTTCCATTCCAGAACAGGCAGAAGATACGATCGAAATTGTTTGATCGACCATTCTGTTCACTTCCGGCTTGCGAGTGTAATTAAGTATTTCATCGTGCAAGGAAATTGCATTTCGCCGTGCAAGAAGTCTTGTGTAATCGACACTATGACCGATCGCTTCCGCTATTTGTTCCGCTCTGGCGCCCTTGGCCGCGAGCTCGCGGATCTTGTTTAGCCGCTGGATGTTGCTTTCTTTACCAGCAATTTTGATCTGCCTGATTTTATGGTATTCGCTGTTAATGCTCGATTCTCCTTTGCGAATCTTTTCCAACACTTCAGGAGCTTCCCTTTTAAGATAGTTCAGGCTTTCAATCGTTGTGTGTCCAACGCCGGCCAGTTTCCCGATTTGATAACTGGTCCGCGTGTATTCTTTGGAACCCTTGCCCGCTGGCGGGCAAGGGTCTTTTTTCCCAGCCAACATCTTTTCTTTTGCCAGTTTTTCTAGGATATCGCGCCGTTTTTCGGCTAATTCAATGCGCTGCAGAGAATTTAGATTTCTTCTGTTGATGTGGTATAGGATTATCCATTCCTTCGCGAGTTCCCGATTCGAAAAGAAAATGCTTTTTATCTCCGGCAGGATCCCAATCTTTTTGCAGATTTTGTATCGATTATGTCCGTCGATTAGAATGTCGCCCCAGCAAGTCAATGGATCGAGGCATCCCTGAGTTTTAATGCTTTCTTCCAGTCCTGCCATTTCCTCCTTTGTGAGTTCCGGAATAAGCGTTTGGAATTCCTTATCCAACTTAATTGAATGAAAATCGGGAATCTTAAGCACTTTAGCCTGTTCGACTAATTCGTTCAGTTTATTCATCGAATCTCCTTTTTGCCTTCTTCTTTTAGAAAGTTTTTGATGAGCTTCCTGATTACTTCTGAGATGGTAACGCCCATTTTGGCGCAGTAGATTTTCAATTCACGATACTGATTGTCGATTAGTTCTAGGGATATGCGTTTCATAAAAGGCATATAAACACAAACGCACATCAATTGTCAACAATATATTGCATTATTATCGGAACTGGCATACTACAGGTAGCGATTGATGCAAAAATTGCACTAGAGGTAGCTTATGGCTTTCGTAATACCTATCGCGATCGCTTTAGCCTCGGCCGCGAGCATTGTTTCGGCTATCGATAAGCCAAAACCTCCAAAGGCGCCCGATGAATCTCAACAGGGCAAGATAGCCTTGGAAGCGGCGCAAGCGCAGGCGCAGCTCCAGCAAGAGAAACGCGGCTATGCAAGCACGATCCTAACAAGCCCGATGGGAGATATGAGTAGTCCTACTGTTCAAAAGACTATTTTAGGGTGATCTTATGCCTCGCGCGAGATTCAGCGGAACGACCGGCGGCGGTTACTACGGGCAAAGCATCGTTGGAAACTGGTCATCTTTCGGGCCCAGCAAAACGGGCGAACGAACGGACGACGAAAAGGCCGAAGATGTCATTAAGGATCTCGCTTATCTCGCAACCGTCCGCACAAACTACGAGGTTATGGTGGACAACATCATTACCTTTCTTAATCACTCCCGCCGCAGAATCACCGACAAAGACTTGCAGCCCGGACAGCAAACCGGCGAAGAAGTGTACGATAGCAGCGGCATATCCGCCGTCAATATCGCTGTCGATGGCACCGTCGGAAATCTATGTTCCAGAAATCAGCGCTGGTTTCGATTCGGGATCCCCGGCAAATTCAATTTCCCGCGATCGGGCGGCATGCGGCAGTGGAGCGGCAAGCGCATCGACGAATATCCGGAAGTGAAGCGCTGGCTTCAGGACTGCGAGGATGTCCAGTATTCCGCCCTTGACAGAAGCAATTGGTATGACATCAACACCGAGTTTGTGCGCGACGGAATGACCATCGGGACCGCGCATCTTTACGCGGATGAGGATGTCGGCGCCGGCCGCATCAATTTCACTGTGCCCCACTTCAGGGAATGCTTCATCGCCGAAAATCAGTTTGGCAGGGTGGACTGCATCTACCGCGTCAGAAAAATGACGTTGCGCCAATTGGTTGACAAATTCGGCTGGGAGCGCATGCGCGAAATCGATGCCAGTTTCGAGAATGACTATAACGGAAATCACCATGCCGAGCGCAATGTCGTTCATGCCGTCTATCCCCGCAAAGACTACAATCCTGGCGCGGATGACGGCAAAAATAAGCCGATCGCTTCCATATGGGTGCTTCAGGACAAAAAGAAACTCATCGAGGAAAAGGGCTACTATTCTCTTCCCTTCACGACCTGGCGCTGGCGCAAGAATAATGATGAGTGGTACGGCCGATCCCCGGGCTGGGACTGCTTTGTGGATATCGTGAAAGCCAATCAACAAGGCAAATCCAATCTGATTGCCGGCCAGAAAGCCGTCGAGCCCCCGATGGTGGCCTATGCCAGTTTGCGCGGGAAGATCAATCAGGGACCCCGAGGGATGACTTTCATCGACGATAACGGCGGGCCCGCCGGCTCGATTAAGGATCGGGCACCGTTTCCTTTGATGACCGGGATTCAATTGCCCTACGGCGTCGATCAGCAGGAGCGCACCCAGAAAATAATCGAAGACGCTTACGCCAAACCGTTCTTCATGGCGCTGACGATGGCTTTACAGGATAAAGTCGAAATGACCGCGACTCAGGTGCAGGAAGTATTGGGCGAACGAGCCACTGTTTTATGCACTCGCGTAGGCATGCTTCAAAGCGAAGGTTTGAGCCCAATGATGGACAGGACTTTCGAGATCGAGACGCGCGCCGGCAGAATCCCGCAGCCGCCTCAGATTTTGTATGAATATGCAGGCGAAGGTATAGAAATACAGTACATCGGGCCCCTGGCGCAAATCCAATTGCGGATGCTGAAAGGCCGCTCGATTCAAAGCAGCATTTCTATGGCCGGCCAAATCGCGCAGATTTCTCCTGAAGCTCAGGCGTTGGTGGGCGCGAAGGTGGATTGGCTAAAAACAATTGATGAGGTTTTCGACATATACGGCTTCCCCTCAAGCTGCATAAGATCGGATGAGGAAGTGAATCAGATCATGCAGGCGAAGCTTAAAGCGCAGCAAAAGCAGCAGGCGATGGAAAACTTGGATCATATTGCCAAGGGATTGCGCGCCGGCGCCGCGAAACCCGAGCAGGGGAGCCCGGCACAGGAAATGATCCACCCGGAGCAAAGCGAGCAGGCGCCGGCTGGAGCGGGAGTATAAATGGACCTCGACGGCAATCCGAAACCCGAACAGCCAAGAACGCCAGTGATCCAGGATTATTTTCGCGCCTGTCTGTGTTCTCCCAACGGGCTCTACGTTCTCCGGCATATTCTTCTCATGTGCCACTTTTGGGGAGAGCTCGATCCGAACGACCCGGCGCAAATCGCTGAGTACAATATCGGGCAGAAGATCATGGCCATGTGCGCGCCGCCCGAGACGGATGAGCATTACGGGATTTCAGTGCTTCAAGCCCTTACGGGTTTGAGGAGAAGTTAACCATGAAAGAAATTGCGCTTTCACAAGGCAAATTCGCTTTGGTCGACGACGAGGATTTCGAAGAATTGAATCGTTATAAGTGGTGGGTGGAAAAACACCGAAACACTTTTTATGCAAAAAGAGATATTTGGAATGGGAGTAAAAAGGTGTGTATTAGGATGCATAGAGTGCTTTTAAATTGCCCGGAAACAAAGTTCTCCGATCATGTTGATGGTAATGGTCTTAATAATCAGAAGGCCAATTTAAGAATTGCGACAAATAGACAAAATTTACAGAATCGGCACGTTTCGGCTTCATCGAAATATCCTGGCGTCTCCTGGCAAAAGAATGAGAAAAAGTGGCAATCGGCAATATACATCAACGGTAAAAGCATTCATTTGGGCTTGTTTAACAATGAAGAAGAAGCCTTCGAAGCCTATGCGTCGAAGGTCTATGAAATCGGAGAAAACATGTTGGGTGTGGCTTAATAAAGTCACAAATACCTTAAAGGAGGTATAGACATGAGCTTGGAATGGCACAGGAAAAAAGCGGACATTTTTTGGACTGGCACCAACGGTCAGGAACTTGTTGGGGATTTTGACGCACTTCTTCCGGGCAAAGCATTGCCTCTCAATGCAAATCGCACCTGGATCACTCGCGGAAACGCGGATGACGGCGGTATCGCATTGCCGGTAAATCAGGCGTATCTCTTTGGTTCGCGCCGAATGCTTTTGACTTACGCGCAAAGCGGAAATATCTCGGCTTTTGGTGGACAAGACCGCCTAAGCGTGAATGCCGACGAAAGCAACATGAGTGGAATCGCGGCAGGGCATTGGGGAATGCTCGAATTGAAAGCAAGCGGCAAATCGAGCCCGACGATGG